GTGGTCATCACATAGTTGGGTAAAGCATGCAAGCACTAACACACTTTATTAACTGGCAAAACCAACTCGGGATCTAGACCGATTTGTCATAAATAAATATAACCTAATATCGCAACCCCATAAGGTCTAACGTTGACATATTAAACTTAGCAATATGATCTACATCAATTTGCGTCTGGATGACGGGATCATACCTGTACATCTTCTGGATCTTGCGGAGGGTGGGAAACCCTCCCATCATTAACAGCAGACCGGGCTTGCCTCCGCATCTCTGGAATAACTCACTCTCCTCAGCAGTGAATATAGTCTCATAATCTGCCTCACCTCGACCGCTACTAAGGTCATCCAAATTGGACAAATACTTGTTGACGACACCCATGGTAGGGCCGAGGTCGCAAACAGAAAGAAGTCGATCATGAGCCCTACGGAGGAACTCATATGCAAGCAAATTGGTACCAGCAGTATCTATCGCTAGGGCTCGAAGGCGGATGAGGTGTAACGGGACTGACATTGCTTCATTCGTGATACACGTAGACTTCATATAATAGTCGCACGTGGGGCGCCAAGGAGCTGATTCGACCCCGCGACCGAAATTGAATTGAATGAATCGTCGCTTGAGAAATTTTGGGCCTAAATAAAGTATTGAATCGCAAACATTGTGAGCAGGAGGTCCATAACAGGTCTTATTATTGAGTTGGGTGTAGAAGCAGGATAAGTGCATGTTAGGTCTAGGATCATCATCTCGGTGGACATGGGAGTCAGAAACCTTTAAACTCATATGCCAATATTGGGAGAGATAAACTTCAAATGACGTGGGACGATTACCACTACAGGCATACTTGTGATACTTGAGGAGGTACATTAATAAACCGTCATCGCCATACCCAATTAGCCGACGAAAATCTGATGCAAACTGACGTGCCTCAGCGGCGGGCATCTTGGCGTGTAAGTACATATCATAACACTCACATATGAACTCAACAATGCGACTGCCTGCCTGAGAAGTGTTGAGGTCCCCTGAAAATATGAGTCCAAATATTATTCGCCAATCTTCACCAAACCACTTAACAACCTTAGCCACAGAATTTTCCATAGACCAAAGTATGAGCATCTCGAGCGCTTTAAAATCCTTGCTGTCCCGCTTATACATGAACCATGGCATAAAACCCATAAGTAGGAGTGCCGCTGCCAGAACGGTTTGATCGAACTTCCTGGCATCAAACGGTTGGGCCATCAGGTAAGTATCGGGGTTGGCATAAACATACCGGTCGGCGCCACACAGCCTGACCAACCTAGTGGCTCCTCCATGTTGCCACTTAAACCCAATTTTGTTAGACCCATGACTATAACTACGCTCCATCTCAGGCTTAAAAGCAACTCGGTCAAGGTAAGTCTTAATAGCTGACACTATGAATATAACTCGGGTCTTAAAAGGGTCAGTGCCTGGGACTCTGCCTTCGGCTTTTATAGACATCTTATAAACTATGCGCACTGGGTCAAACAGGGCAGGTGTATATACTATATTGGGGTTCTCCTTTATAGCTGACGCTATGCGCTCCAATATGACAAGAGAGAGCAACCTAGTAGCTGGGCCAGCAGTACGTTTATCACACTGGCGAACATATGATATTATCAAGTCATCAAATATAGCTTGGGAGCCCTCATGATGGAGGTTGATACCAGCAGACATAGAACTCTCTATCTTCACTTGAGATAGTACAGAAGGAGTATGAGGGAGTGGATCAATTTTATTATTATGCTTGTTTTTTTTTAACATTCGGATATATGCAGTGACAAGTCTCTTAGGGTCCTCTATAGTGTGTATTTTATTTCTGGCCATATGGGTGACAGCTTCTAAGAAGCCGATCGATGTGCCACCTGAAATAAAACTATCCTTGGCAACACGTAGTGGATCCAAGTTAGGATCACTATCCATGAGAGATGTAGCGCTCAAATAGGCAAGGCTAGGCAGGGTCTCCAGGGAGTGAGGCTGGCTGTGATAAGACGCCAGGTCAGGGGATAGGGTGGCCATATGGTGGGGTCGGCGGGACAAGGCGAGGTCAACATTACCATTTAGAAGATCCAATTGCATGACTTTTCTTAGAAGCGGGTGGCGTCGTAATGCGTACTCCCATATTGGTTCGTCCAGCATTGCCAAGTACATTTGTCCGCGTATGAAGAGGGGCTGGTCCACAGGTTGACTAAAAGTGGGGTTCCACACAATAGTGGGGAATATACGAACAGGGGCCATATTCAACCCACGTAAGTTGTCGGCCAGCGATGACAATTCGTTGAGATCCATATTATAACCCTTATCGTCCAATATGGATAACATGTGCCCCTTATGTTGCTCCTTAGTAACCCTGTAACTATTAACAAGATGGTTAAATAGACGAGTAGTAGCGCCCTCGTGGCTTTCACCGGGGCCAATAGGTTCAAACTTAACGAGGCCAGAGGGAGCCCAATTGACGTTACCGACCCTAGGATGTATTCCGTCCACATCCCGCCTACGCAGCTCCATACCAGAAAGAACTCTATGGAAACAAAAAACCTGAAGAAGAAGCTCACACTTAATACCAGTACGACGATAGTAATTACGACAAAGGCTACGTAGGGTTCCCAGTTTCACAACACCTGACAAAGGAGTAGGCAGAACAGCAGCGTGCCCGACCTCCAGTGTTGTG